AACCACGAATCATTTATCCCTATCAGTCCTCCCAGCTCTCGATTTTTGGTTAGAATCATGTCAAAGATACGGTTTGCCAATTACTCTAAACAACATCAACAGAAATTCGTAAATAACTGAATTTGGAGGCTGGTGAATTGTTGATAATTGTAACAGTATTGCCTTTTTTCAACAAACATATTCTGCCTTCGATGTTACTATTCAAGTTAATGATTCCTTCAAACAATGCCGAAATCGTATCATTCCATTGTGCTGGAATTATAGATATACTAGGGTTATGATTCAAGGGGGAAAATAAGATTAATATAGATGGATCATATATTTGTAAATCTGTACTTTCCCCTGTTTTTAATTCAAATTTTCCCTTATATATATTCATAGTTCCACTTGGCAGAAGTCCTCCCAGAAGCATTTTTTGTGGTTTATTTTGTAAATACAGAAGATTTTTTTAACTTTAAAACAAAAAGTTGAATATGTTAGAGAAGATCAGATACCGTTTGGTTTATAACCGACAAAACAAGTTAAATCGACAAGGGACAGCCCTAGTCCAAATAGAAGCCTATTTGAATCAGAGAAAGGTATATTTTAAAACCAATGTTTATCTAAAGCCGGAGTGTTGGAGTAGGGATGGCGCTCAAGTAATTAACCATCCGCAATCGAATGAGCTTAACGCAATGCTATACGAGAAGATACTGGAGTTGCAGGCTATAGAACTTAGCTACTGGAAAAGAGGGCTTGAATCAAACCTTTCCACGTTAAAGGAGGCTGTAAAAAAGGGAATTAAACCAGTTGTGTCGTTTTTAAAATTTGCAATACAAGCGATAGAGAATTCTGATAGAAAACCGGGAACCAAGGATAACATGCTGGGTACGGTAGCCACTTTGAAGGAATTTCGGAACGTGATAGAGTTTACCGATATAAACTATACGTTTCTAAAGGAGTTTGACGCATTTCTGCGCAACAAAGGATTGAAGGTAAACACGGTAGGAAAACACATGAGAATACTGCGTACCTTGGTTAACGAAGCAATAAACGAAGGTTATATATTACAGGAGGCATACCCTTTCCGTAAGTTTAAGATCAAGAAAGAGAAGAAGGAACATAACTTCCTGATGCCCGCAGACCTGGAGAAGCTGGAGAATCTTGAACTGCCGGACAGGAAGAACAACAGCCGGCACATACTGGACGCATTTCTCTTCTGCTGCTATTGCGGATTGAGATTCTCTGATTTCAAGCAATTTACTTATAAAAATCTCGTAACAGTTGATGGAAAGGAATGGCTAGTTATGAATAGCATCAAAACAGGTGTGAAACTTAATATTCCACTATATCTATTATTTAACGGAAAGGCACTGGGTATAATGCGGAAGTACGACAGTATCGAACAACTGGCTGCATTAGGCTGCAATTCCGATACCAACCGAACGTTGCAGAAATTGGGAAGGATGGCGCGTATCGGCAAGAAGTTTACCTACCATACAAGTCGTCATACTTGTGCTACTCTGTTGGTACATCAAGGCGTTCCGATAACCACCGTCCAAAAACTCTTGGGGCATACATCGGTCAAGACAACAGAGATATATTCCGAGGTGTTTGATGAAACGATCATCAAGGATCTGACAAGGGCTAACCAGAAGTATTCTAAACGTAGAAATGTAAAACAAAATCAAATAAAATCTCAAAAATCCCCGGAAAAATACATCAGGCAGTAGAAATCTATAAAAGCTATCTGTTTTATACTTGTTTTTCCGATCCCATTCCATAAAATTCGTTTCCTGTCAATAAAAATACAAACTCGCCAGTCTTGCCGTTCTATTAATTCTCTTCATTCATCTTGCAAGTAAAAAATATTGCATTAATGGCAATTTTTTAAGAAGATTGGTTTTTGTTTCAAAATTGGCTCCTTATAACTAATTAATATAATTTTCTTTTTGTATGTCGTTTTAGAATTGATATCTTTGCTATTATCTTCAAAGTCTGAGCAAACGATATATAGGATATTGGACAGCAATGATGTGCCAAGACGTCCCAAGGTTAGAGGTGTAAGAAAAATATTTGTCACGATAGAGGAGGATGTAGCTGCTATCTTAGATAAGGAGCAATCGGTATCATTATATGTCAATGAGGCTATAAGATTCTATCACAGTAACCGGCATTAATTGCCGGTTATTTTTTTATTAAAACTATATTTAAAATCACGTTTTGAATCGTGTTGTTTAGATAAATTAAAGTCATATCATTTCGCAATACCCCAAAAATACCCATGAGAAAAAAAATCTTAAAAATATACCAATACTTTTTGTATAACACCCGATGTTTTTTTATTAAAGCTTTGATATATCTTAAAAATATACCAATTATATATTATATTTTTTCGACACATAATAAGCCAAGGAGGCGACAGAATAAATTGCAGCGCAATCATCTGAACCATTATAATCCAATATCCCATCCATAAACTCATTGTATTGCGGGATCTCATCATAGTCTGCACGAAACATCACATTATTTTTGATAAAATCCAGAAAAGCAGATACCCTAGCATCTGTTCCCATATTTTTATGCATAATTCTGACATCATATCTATCCCTTAAGCCCCGTGCTATGGGGAAATAATTTTTCTCACTTTCAAACAACACTTCCACAGGAGATATGCCCTCTAAAAATGACAGGAGAACAGTCTCATCAAATGATCCTGTATATGTCACATTATCTATATATATTCCCTCATTTACATAGCACGAAACGATAATGAACTTTCCGGCATATTCGGGAAGAACATATACAAGTCTTGTCCCCTGAATATTTTTAGACATATCAAAATATCTCATATCTTTATTTTCCTGTTTAATTTTACTTCGTTTCCTTTTCAAAGAGAAACGAGTATATTCATCCTTGAATACCCATACAGTAATATATCGCAGACAATCCACCAAGTGACCGTATCTCTCATAAGACTGTCCTGTAATCTTATCCTTTACTCTTTTTTTCAGCACCCCTCCATTAACGTCCTTCTTGGCATTGTTATAATCGACTATCGAGTTTTTACATCCATCATCTACCGAAAATGACATACCCGAGCCTCCATCGAGCATGTAGTTTACAAATTCACCTGACATCGGTACGGACGGGTTAGAAGCCGGTATCCTCTCCTCAACATGGTAATCGCTTTCCAGCCCTTCCACGAACTTATCAAGAAACGATCTCTTCTCTTCGTCTATAGTGTTCCCGTTTTTTGTCGAAGCATCTCCGTACAGATACAGCATATCATTATACCTTATTGATTTCAGGTAATCTACCGCCATTTTTGAAGCCTGTGTTACCGTGTTGAACGGATCACTGGCGCATATCTCGTTAAACTGCCTTATACTACTTCCATCCACCTGGAAAAATGATATTGAAATATAAGGGAGCACATTGTTATCAATTGATATATGAACCGGCATCCCTTTAATGTAGTGTGTCGTTTTTATGTGTTTGTTTGAATCAAATGCATACAGGAACTCTCCTCCTGTCTTAATGCTTCCCCATTCTCCCAATGCGTATACCCTGTAGTAATTATAATCATGATCCTTGTACCATTGGTAATTAGATATCGTCTGTCTGTCATAGTATCCATACTTCCCGTCCGGAGAACCTACTACCCAGAAGTTGTTCTTATACGAAGAATGCAGCTCTACCGTATCCGATGGATATCTTTCCATTTTTCCCGTACGCTCATTAGCTATCATTCTAGATTTATTATATCTCTTTCCTAATATCCGGCTATAATCCTTAGGTAATAAACTCCTTTTTATCGGATATCTTACTTTCCCGTACAAATCATTCGGATGCTCATCCCACTCGTATGTATCAAGGATCTTGGTTTTTATCCACGAGTCCTCTGATACTGGATTAAAGTTGCATATAATCTGTAGGCCCTCCTTTCCTCGTAGGCGGAAACGTATTTGTGTGAAATCCTCATATTCAAACTCAGTGCCCTCTTCCATCACTATCCAGCGATATCCTGTGATAGACTTTATCTTCTCGGGATCGTCCAATCCTGTAAAATCGATTTTGCAACCATTTATACAGGTTATATTATTTTCCTTTGGAGCGAAAAACTGACTCAATTGAAGAGCTTTCATTTGGGTCTTAAACTCTTCATATACCGTATTCTTAAGACTGGCTCCAACTTTTCTCACAACGAGAGCCGAACCCTCTCCGGAGAATACAGACAACAACACGGATTGTGTCGTAGATACAGATTTCCCTGATGAGGAACCACCTCTGTTTATAATATACCGGATATCCTTGTCATGCATCGCCTCACGGATATGCCAAAACAGGGGATTAAACAATTTATACGAGAACACCATCTCTATCATTGCTCGTCCCCAATTATCATGCGCACATTGGTACTGACATCACTTTTTACTGGAGCATCCCATCCAAGCATCTTGCTTATCTGTGTAATGGCGGCTATTTTGCTATATAGCCGTATCTCTACTCCATATTGAGTATTCTTAATCGATTGGATGCAACATCGGACTGGTTTTGGTATATCATCAAGAGAACGGACAATAAACGTATCTTTACTTTTTAATTGAAGATCTATAGGGTCTACATTTACCACATTTGTAAGAAAACGCAATGCATCTTCCTTCTTCATGTCAGACTTTTTTAAGATATCAGCCTGCAATTCATTTACACGGGATGCGACAGATGGATTTCTCAGCAATTCAAATGCACGCTTACTAACGACCCCATCCTTCCATCCAATACTATTAGGGTAAGCTTTCCGATATGCATCTGTAGCATTACCTGTTTCTATATAATAATGACAGAAATTTTCTCTATTTGCTACGAGTTTTTTTCCCATAAAAGTCTTTTCGTCCGAAGAACGTACCGTGCTCCTTTACACGGAAACATTATAATTCAAAGTTACAAAAAATCTGAATAAAAACAAAACTTGTCATTTAATTCATTTTCTTAAAAGTTCTTTATCATGTAAACCGTGATCACAAGCTGTCTTATAAGCTCGATCCCGTAGTTCGTTCAAATTAATATTATTCATAAATTTACTCTCTATATGTTAATCAATCAGTTTAAATTCATAAACGAAAACATAAGGATTGGATTCCCATGTTCCCTTGCCTGATACTTTATCTATGAGGGCTGCAAAGGCTTCACGGGGTGTATCAAATCCATCGTCTTCGTTTCCCTCAAATTCATAAAATATAGATGGTGGATATTTATCATCACCCGAATCTTCATATATCCCTTCTTTCAAGCAATCTTCATCGGAAATGTCCTGTAAACGTTCAACCTTAATATCGGTAATTCGGATATGATGGGACATGAAGTCAGCGCAGACAAAGAGTTTATTACGCCAACCTTTGCTATACTTCCAACCACTAACTAACATATCAAGTGTTTCCAATCCTTGTTCATGGTAAACGGTTTCATAGCTTTGCGCAATGGCAACAACTTCACCAACCTTATATCTAGACAAATGAATTTTATCTTTACAATATGTAAATGGAACAATTCGTCTAGTTATTGTCTTACGACCGTCCAACACCGCTCGTGTTAATCCAAATTTATCATTGAAATATATCTTTTTCATTTTTATATCAATTTTAATGCCTCCTGTAAACCTGCTTCAAGTGCGTCTTCGTAGACATCCCATTTACCACCATCATTAGGTCCTTCATAAACAGAACTGGTTATATGAGTTCCATTGTCAGCTTTAGATATTTCGTATCCATAGCCACAAGCACAGTTATATACACATATATGAATATTTTTGGTTTCACGTAACCACTTCTGGGCAACGGATTGAGTAGGGCAAGAATAAAATAATTTAGGTAAATCCTTACTAGTTCTAAATATGGTTTCCATCATTATACCCTTATGATTAATAATATCTTTGCAATACTCATTAAATCCTTTCTCTTTCAGCATCTTTGCTGTTTCTAATGTTACAAGTTCTTCGGTCATAATTTTATTCTCCTTTCAATTTCTTTATTAGCGCATCAGCGAAACCAAGGCTCCATTCTACTGTCATATTTAAACTAGCATTCATTACCTGTTCATGTGAATTGCTGCAAAATCCTTGCATGGCAGCTTTCGCTAGTTCATATCGCCTCTGTTCCCAGTCAATAGCTGAAAAATCAAGTTCGCATTCTCTGTAAACCATGTTATCACATACATATAAATAATCTTTGCTATGTTGAGAGTTGATGTTTAATTGGGGAGTTACATCTACCAAAACTCCTGTTGATTTTACTCTTGCTTTCATTGTTCCTCCTTTGTTTTAAAATGTTCAATCAGTTCGTTTACGGTGGCCTTGTGATAACGTCCTGAAATAATAGTTGCATTATCCCAATTTTCATCCCAAAAGAACATAATGCCTTTGAGTTCTGTGAAATAATGATCATTACCAATAGAATCGCCATAAGAAACGCTAAGAATGGAATCTGCTATAAACCACTGCATGTAGTTACTATCATCCCTCAATGCAGCGATAGCTAGGAAAAGTTCCTCGTTCGTTCCGCAATCAATCCTTCCTTTCTTGGTTACGGTATCTATATCATATATCACCCCATATAAATTCCCATAAGATGTTATGATTGCTCTTCCTTCTTCAATGCTTTTATGACTTCCATTGCCGTCATAATTATGTGCATCTAAGGTTGTATTACCAGAATTAAGTATTTCATATCCCAACTCTTCCAGCCCTCTCCGAAGTTCCTGTGTATTTTTGCGTATAAAACACGGTGTTGTAAATCCCATAGTTATTCCTCCTTATCTATCTTAATATCAGTTACTTTACCACGACAGACAAATCGCTGGTCCATGTTTGGGTTTTCATAAGCTATATCGCAAATGATTTCTGAACTATCATCACACTCATTTTGTAATGAGCACTCATCACATATTCCAACACACAATTCATGCAGCATCCCGTCTATTATTATTCCATTCTTTATTTCCATAATTATACCCCTTTCCCGTAAACATTTACAAACTCGCTGACATCCATATAGTCTATACCGAAATTCTCGGCTGTTTTCTTATCACTATCTGAAAACTGCCCTTCAAGTCCGCTTGCATCACCAATCATCAAACAATCTTTTAATTCACAATCATTACCCCATGCTATATAATTGTTAAGTAATTCTTTGAGCATTCCGATATTCGGCTTTCTCATAGGATTACTTCTACTGTTACCTCTGCAATATTTAAAACGTGTATCAATGCCGCAATAATCTATTATACTTTCATTCACGTACTCACATTTAACATAGATGGATGATTCCGGAAACAGACCCTTTTCTATCCCTCCTTGATTTGTCACGATAAAAATTACTTTAGGATTCAGATTCTTTATTGCATCCAGGACGTCAAACTTAAACTTCATGTCCCATATACCATTTGGAAACGTCTCACCGCTTGCAGTTTCTATTAACGTCCCGTCCATATCACAAAACAAAACTTTATACTTTTTCATTTTTTCTATGTGTTTTACTGTTCTTATTCCTTTTTCTGCGTTTCGCAATCTGCTTGTCTATACACCTATCATCTTTTATCCATTAATTGCTTCATTTAACTTTTCCTCAAACTCCGCAATGATACAATCTGCATCACCGCCATGCACCCAATTGTCCAATACAGACGAAAGAATTTCAACTGCCTTTCTATATGTTTCGTCAACTGCAATATTGATCGCTTGATTCATTTCCTCTAACGTAAATATGCTCATAATTATCCCTCCTTCTTTTTAAGGCTTATATCAATTGACAACCTATCGGCAATTTCCTCCTTAATTATCTCCCTACATAAATTTCTTATCATAAAGTAATCGCCGTTTTTCTTTATCTCGTCAGAAACCATATAACGAATCCACCTCTCTATATCAACATCGTTCCCATAGGTGTTATGGAAGATACGTTTAACTTCCTCTTTCACAATTGGAACCATTATATCCTTTATATCGTCTTTAGTCAACTTTAATTCGTTATGGATATAGTTCTTTACTTCTCTGTATCTATATTTACTCAATCTTTTCATATCTCAATCTCCTTTCTCTTTAATTCGTTCCAGTACATCCCTGTTAGCTTCGAGTATATCATCGAAAGACGGGATAGGCATCCACATGTCACATTCGTAGTCGTTCCAATCCTCAAATTCAAATCCTCCGTCTGTCGCAACGTATGGCGATCTCCCGGATGAAACAACGATATAGCCACTAACAATCGCTCCATTTGATACCATTCTGCAAAGGACAAGCTTATTTGGCTCAGGCAACCGCTCCTTAACGCTTATCCAAGGCGATTGCTTCGACTGCCATTCGGCACCAGAAATAAAGTCAACAATGCAGTACGGTTCACAATGACGCTGCCTGTTTCTGCAATCATTGGAATATTTTTTTGCTGCTTCTTCTACTGTCTGTTTCATATCTTTTTTCATAATTCGTCAAACTCTTTTTGTAATTCTTTTATCTTACTATCCAAAGCATACATATAGCACTGAAGGAAATTCTTACCAAAAATTTCTTCCTTTAATGGTACATCATTGTGCATTCTGTTGTATGTAAATATCAATCCACCACCATATTTTATGTTAGAATTTTCAAGTGCCATCTTATGATCTTTGTATTCCTCTATTTTATTGTTGATTTCTATTGCTTTGTTGAATTTATCTTTATCCATATTTCTCCTTTCCATCTATCCTAGCAGCATATACATTACTACTAGGAATAGGTAATAAATTGTTGTTTTACTCATTACTATATCGATTTACACTAATTCAATTATATCCTTCTTTAAATTAACAAATAAAGGTATTGCTGACATGCCCCCATTGTAATCCAACTGTCTTAAAGAGGGGACAACCTCTCCGTTGTCATCAATCTCATAATCTGCAATATAGGCTAACTTCTTCGCTTCTGGGACTAATATCCTTTCATTGTTCCCAAAAATATATCTTTCATGAGCAAGGACCGTTATACAGACCTTGCTTCCAACAGGAAATCCTTGGTTGGATTCAATGTATTCCTTTTCCAACTGAATTTTCTGATTCTTCAATTCCCTTATTTTTGAATCAATATCATTTTTCTTTGTCTGAAATTCTTCTTTGTTCATTTTTATATCGTTATTAGTCAATTACCAATCTCCACCATCATTTAATATGCCATCAATAGTAGTTACACTATTTTCAATGTTGCTGCCTCCATATTGCGTAAATTCCGGTGTAGGATTATCTTCCGTATCTCCGTGCATCATTACATGTAACGCTCCGCTTGCACTGTAAAGCCATAACCGCTTACCATCCTTTTCCCACTTTTTTGCAAGTCGTTTCAAAGAGTCAATCAACTTACATTCTTCGGGAGTACATTCTATCCCGGCTTCTGTTTGATATTTGCTCATATCTTATCTATTTTGAATTATTTTTTTATAACTACCGCCATTGTACTAATGGAAGTGCCACTCTCTTTAAACTCCCCCGCGCTGATTTCAAACACTTCTCCATGTACTTCTTTCAGCCAGTTGCGGAAATCAATACATTTTTTTTCCGAAGCGAATTTCCAATGTTGGCTGGTTATTGCCGCAAGCGTGCCGCCTTCTTCCAATCGATCATACATAAGCCTGACATGCTCTATATCCTGATTGCCGGTAAACGGAGGATTTGCAATAATCTTAGTGTAACTACCTACACTGTCTTTGGTAAAGTCTTCATCAAGCAATATTACGTTGCTAAGGGTATGAAGAAATTCTCTGTTTTCCGGCATCAGTTCATAGCATTCCACTGTTACGGAAGGACAAGCCCGGTGGATTGCTTTTATAAGCGCGCCACGCCCGGCACTCGGCTCCAGTACCGTATCATCCTCATGTATCCCTCCGGCAAGCATAACCAGCCAGTCGGCAACATCAGCCGGAGTTTCAAAAAACTGGTAATCCTGCTGTAGGTTGCACCGTTTACCCTCTTTCAGCATGGAAAACACACGCTTCGGATTAAACTGGAATGTGAACCCCTGTATCTTCCCACCTTGCCATGAGCCGCCGGCTTCTTCTATCCACTTTTTTGCTTCGGCATAAGATTTTTTACTGAATTGAACTTGAGGAAGTTTGAGGATATTGTTCTCAAGAGTACAATGTTTCAGTATTTCTTCCACATTCCATTTTTTGCCTTCGTCAGCCTGTTTATTCTTTTCCCCAACCGGGACGTCAGGTGCTAACAGTGAAGATATTTTTTGAACAACTATGTTGCTTGCGTCCATGAAGGCACTGACGCAAGATATCGCTTCTATCAAAAAATCAGTGTCAACACACCCGGTATCGTCATAGATGTCTATCCCTTCGGTCATGGATGACAGTTCATTGAGCTGCGCAACACTACCATGTAACGTTTCGATTAAAATCTTTTTTTTGTTCGTCATAACTTTTCTGCAAATAAATTCTAGTTGTGTCTACACTCCCATGCCCTAAAAGGTCAGCGAGTTGAATTACATCTTTGTTTTTTTTAAGGAACATCTTAGCGAAAAAATGGCGAAAGGCGTGTGCGTGCATCTTCTTTGAATCGATGCCGCAATGTTTTCCCCATGCTTTCAAATGCTGGGAAAAGCCACGCTGTGTGATCGGGCCGAATCTCCCTACCGCAAAAAGCCCGGTCTTACCATGTTCCTTAGCATAAGCCTTCGCTTCTTGCTGCAATTGCTTTTGGAAGAAAAAACGTCTGTACTTGTTACCCTTTCCTTTTAATGTCACTTCCCCGGATATGATGTCTTCCCATGTGAACTGCTGGAATTCTGACAGACGGGCACCCGTTGTACCCAAAACCTTAACAAAAAAATAGTAATCCTTATTATTTTTTTTCTTGAGATATTCCAACAGCCGGTTATATTCCTCTTCGGTCGGCACATTGTTCACATCAAGCTTGCGCTTTATTTTGGGACGATTCAGCTCTATAGGCTTCTTCATCCATCTAGAAAATCTTTCTATTGCTGTAATCCGCAAACGGATGGTAGCGGGAGATAATTTTTCTTCTTCAAGACTTTTTATAAACCTCCTGCAATTATCCATGTTTACCTCATTGGCGTATTCGAAATACTTCTTCATGGATGTATAATAGATATAAACTGTATGAGAAGAGTAATCATTGTTGTCAGTCAGCCATATAATGAAATCATTAAGTTGTTTCTTGTTCTTATCCGAAATGACATCAAGTTTTTCCAAAGGTTTCACCGCCTTTTCCCTTTTTCCATATCCGATGTTGAGATAGGATAATAGATCGCATATAGCTGAACACATTAGCGAATGACGCACCATGACATCTGCATTTTCACGCTTGTAATTCAAATAACCACGGCGGTTCACTTCTTTGGTCATCTCTAAAAAATCCGTGACATGCTTGATATATTTCCCGACAGTATCATAAGTCCTGCCTGTTGTGTATAAGTAAGAAATATAATCAGTTAATATCTTCTGCCTGTCATTATTCATAATCTTGTTTAATTAAATTATACCAATCATTGCTATCTTCAAAAAAACATCTGTATCCATTAGCCGTATGTTTGCCTCTCACTTTCCGACATATAGCACTGATCAAAGAAGGAGCCACGCCAATCATCTTACCAGCCATTTGTATCGAAGGGAATACTCCACATAATTTCTCATCCTTTATCAAAACAACGCTCTTTTTATTCATGCCTGCACCAGTCTTATGCCAAGCCCCACGTCCTTTAGACAGATTTTTTATACTTCTGGCCTTGGAACGTTTTGAATGATAAACCATTTTACGACCCTTGTTGTGAGAAACACAACCCTTTAAAAATCGTCCGGTAATAAAGTCTCTCTCAAATCGCTCAGGCGGTATATATAATTCACTCATATCTAATCAGTTTTAAATATTAATCTTTTTCGATGAAAGTGTTAGTCGTGTTTATCACACCAGCAGAATCAACGCTCTTACCATCCCGGATAAACACTTTTTCTCGCATTAACTCTTCATAGTCATATAGTGACATTCCGATTACACACACACGACCATCAACATACAATTTACATTTCATTAATTCAGTTTCTTCTATCGGACCGATAACATCTATTTGAATTGTTCTTTTATTCATAATTCATTCCTTTCTATACCGTTATTAGTTAATTGGCAGTTTCATAAAACACATCCACATAGTCTTTCCATGTCTTCCAGTAGTATGGCCGAAGAGTGGTTGCCGATTGATGGCACTCAATACTTCCCTAACTGTTATCTGATCCTCATTCCATTTGAAAATCAGAACTCCGTAGTCATCCAGAACACGAAAGCATTCATCAATTCCCTTTTTTATCACCCTTGGCCAATCTTCAGGAAGTTTACCATACTTCTTGGCTAACCAACTATTTTTACCAACCTTTAGCAAATGGGGTGGATCAAACACTACCAGTTTAAAGGATTTATCCAAAAACGGCATATCGGTAAAGTCCGATACGATGTCTGGGTGGACTTTCAGATTTCGCCCATCACAAAGAATGTATTCTTCGTCCCTAATGTCAGCAAACAAAGCCAAAGGGTTTTCTTTGTCAAACCAAAACATCCTACTGCCACAACAGGCATCTAATATTATTTTTGTTTCACTCATTTCTAATTTTTTTGAGAGTTATTCTTCTTTCAGTATGCTATCAATCAAGCCGTCTATTTCCTGATCTGATAGAAATTGCTTACCTGCGTCCTTTTGCTTCTGAAGTTCAACTTTAAGCCTATTCTCTATTCTTTTCAACGCTGTACAAGTGTTCTTATCAGGATAATACCAGTCGATAGAACTAAAAATAATTACTTTAATGTGATCTAATTCTAGGCTATCTGGGCAATGCTCATTGAGAAAGTATAAATCTTCTTTGATTAGTTTCTCATACGCCTCCTTGCTTATTTTTATGTTCATATCTATCTCGTTTTGAGCTTTTCAGACTACATCATTAATACTAATTTCTCCTTTCAATACTCGTTCTACCTGTCTGTCGATTATCTCTTGAAACTCTATCTGGCAGATAAGCGAGCAATCCGGTATAATCTCTTCTACTGGGTCGCCCCGCCACGTTGGTAGTTCATCAAGGAAGATACGACCGTCTTTATCCTTTAGGCAGGTAGCTCCAACATCACGCTCAATCTGCGCCATCCGGTCAAACACTTTCGGGAAATCCTTCCGTATCTTGTTCCAGTATCCCATTCCCCCTTTCACGCAACCGATGCAGTTGTTGTTATTGTAGCCCATCTTGTACATGGCCGGAATTTCAATACCAGCTTTCCAAAGCATTCCCATCGCATCCGGCTTCGTAATCTGCTTTTCAATTAGCGGAAACAGTGGCTTTGTGTTTGGGTACTGCTGTTTTAATCGGATGGCTCGGTTTATCTCTTTAGGGTCGTAATCAAAGCCCCAAACTTGACCCTCCCAAGAACCAAGTTCCTTTCCCAACTTGTAACGGACTTTCTTTTTCAGCTCAAGAGTACAAGCAGCACCATGCGCACCATTGATAAAACCTTTCCGTAGGACATCAGCAACACATGTGTATTTGTCGCTTCGGATAGTGTGGATTGGCTGACCGTACCAATCTTCACAATCAGCAAGGAACCGGATGTTATCGGGATGTCCGGAGCCAGTATCTATGTAGTAAAGCTGTACATCTTTGTACAGACTCAACGCTATCTTACAAGCTACTGCGGAGGTTACACCGCAACTAAACCAAGCTATTATCATTTTATTCCTTGTCTATATCGTTATGAGTCTTCAGACTACGTTAATATTCAATTTGTCTTTTATGAAGGATAGGATGTGTGCAATCACATCGACCGTCCACCCGTTGCCTAACATTCGGTACTGCTGTGTGTCGCTGCATTCCCATTTATACCAATCGGGGATCGTTTGCAATCGGGCACATTCGGTTGGGGTAAAACGTCTAATTTCTCGGACACATAGTTGTGAACTTCCGTCATTACTATCAGTACGTGGTTCAAGCTGTTGGATATTCTTTTTCCGCTCAGAAACCTCACCGGCTTCATACTTTTTCCGTATCTGTTTTCCATATTCGGCCCTTCTTGGTGTAAGACAGGCTGATTCACGCCCTCGCATGGCAACACATATCAGATCCATATCAGAATGGTTGCCACCCGAATGTGCACCGGCGGTAAAACAGGAAGCCTTGTTTTGGTCCTTCTTAATTTTTCCGTCCCTTGAAATCTTCACATAATTGTCAGCATCCCCCATTTTATGAACACGTTGATTGATTGTCCTACATTTCACTTCATATGGAAATTCAAATGGTTCAAACTTACAGGGGGAGAAAGTTTCCGTTTCCTTTCTTGAGGCAAGACAGGAGACCATTTTATCACTTAGAAAAAACTTATCGTCCACTTCATCTTCAAGTATATCTTTCAACAAGATTCCTTTATCCACAGGCTGCGGTATGTCCGAATGCAGCTCACCAAACAGTCCATCTCTCCTTGTCTGGATATTCGTCCAATATATACGCCTCCTATTCTGCGCTGATACCAAGGCGGAGTTGATGTGCACACCATATACACCGATAGCCTCACTTAATACCCTTTCCCATTTCTTTCCCATTTCTACGTTTTCAAGAAGAAATAAGACGTTAGGATTGTATTTCCGTATATCGGTTAGGATACGCATATACTCCCAAAACAGATAAGACTCTCCTTCGAACTGAAAGCCTTCCTCTTTTAATTCCAAATAGCGATTCAGAGTGTATATCTCTTCCTTGTCGATAGTGGACATCCCAACACGTTTGCCGGCAAAAGAGAATGACTGACAAGGACTGCCACCTATCAACAAGTCAATTGGTTCCAACTGAGATACATCTACCTGGGTGACATCTCCGAGCTGAATTGTGTTCGGGAAGTTCAGCTGTGTCTGCTTGATGGCGTGCTTGTCTACTTCGGATGCGTAGTACACTTCCGAGATAATTCCAAGCTGCTTTAAGGCTATTTGTCCACAACTCATGCCATCGAATAAACTAAGTACTTTCATTCCTTTTTATATCGTTTTGAATTATTGTTTAAATTCCGGTAAAACACCGAGATATAAGTACCGATTATCAACGGTTCTGTGTGCTGTAATGTAGAATAATACATCGCCTTCATTTTTAATGGCGTCGCATCCTTGTATAAAGTCTCTTGAGTAATATGCAGGAGGTATGATTTCCCCTATATAGTTATATAACCTTTCGTCAATATAATCACCTGGCGATAAAAAGTCATCCAAGTCTTTATCCTGTTTTACCCATTGTTTAAAAGTCTTTTTCATTTCTGTTCAGTTTTGAACCATTTTCCTGATGTCTGGTAAATGGTAATTATTATCAATTAAATTCTAATTGTATTATCAGCAAGCTATTAATCAACTTCCACTAACTCACCGTTTTCCAGTCTATACCATGTATCAGCCTTGACAACCTCACCATCAACTACTACAGCCTTCCAATCAACAATATCATACGTATCATCCCTTTCCTCAGCTATGACCAAAATTGCACCTATTCCGCCTTTTACCTGAACATTTTCTCCTCTTGCTACTGACAAACCATTATATCCTGTTGAAGCCTTCCCTCTTGCCGTGGCAGCACCTCTATCACCAGCCGTGGCAGCACCTCCATCACCAGCCGTGGCAGCACCTCTATCACCAGCCGTGGCAACACCACAATT